AATGACGGTAGCAAGGATTGAAATACCGCCTAAATTAATTCCAGCTTTTGAAGGTAATTATCGCTATCGATGCTCACATGGTGGACGAGGATCTGCAAAGACAAGAACGTTTGCATTAATGACGGCAATTCGTGGCTACATGGCTGCAATGAATGGTCAATCTGGCGTAATACTTTGTGCTCGTGAGTACATGAACTCGTTAGAAGAATCATCAATGGAAGAGGTAAAGCAGGCGATTAGGTCTGTGCCTTGGTTAAATGATTTCTATGAACTCGGTGAGAAATACATCCGCACAAAGTGTCGCTCTGTCAATTATGTGTTTGCAGGGTTACGACATAACTTGGATAGCATTAAATCTAAGGCAAGAGTATTAATCGCTTGGGTCGATGAAGCTGAATCAGTATCAGAAATAGCATGGACTAAATTAACGCCTACTGTTCGTGAGGCTGGGTCTGAAATATGGGTGACATGGAACCCAGAAAGAGACGGAAGTGCTACGGATAAACGATTTAGAAAGAATCCCCCTGATAATGCCGTTGTTGTTGAGATGAATTACGGTGACAACCCGTGGTTTCCATCAGTGCTTGAAGAAGAGCGATTAAGTGATCAGGAAAGATTGGACTCTGCTACTTACGCATGGATTTGGGAAGGCGCTTATCTTGAAAACTCCGATAAGCAAGTATTAGCAAATAAATATGTTGTTAAATCGTTCCCTGATGATTTGTGGAAGAAAGCAGACAGATTACTATTCGGTGCTGACTTCGGTTTTGCAAAAGACCCAAATACATTACTACGTCAGTTCATTTTAAACGACTGCTTGCACATCGAGTATGAGGTATACGGAATAGGTGTTGAACTTGACCATATGCCAGCGTTTTACGACAAGATACCTGAATCTCGCAAGTGGCCAATTAAAGCAGACTCAGCACGACCTGAAACAATCAGTTACCTAAAGCGCCAAGGTTTCAATATATCCGCAGCTAAAAAATGGCAAGGTAGCGTAGAAGATGGTATTACACACCTGCGCGGATTCAAGCAAATAATCATCCATCCTCGCTGTAAAGAAACAGCAAAAGAAGCCCGTCTTTACTCGTATAAAACAGACCGGATCACAGGTGAGGTTCTTCCCATTATTGAGGATAAGAACAACCACTGCTGGGATGCGGTTAGATATGGTCTTGATGGGTATATCACACAAAAATCAAATGCAGGCCTATTGGTTCCAAAACGATTACTGAGGCGATAATGCAAGAAAACATGAAACTAGCCGTCAATCACATGGTGAGTGATGCGATAGCTCGTGCCCGTATGGCTTTGGTTAATCCAACCATGGGGCTTGATGCGAAGCGATCATCTGCTTGGTGTGAATACGGATTCAAACAAGACTTAACCTTTGAGGATTTATATAAGCTATTTCGCCGTGGTGGTATTGCCTTTGGTGGGGTAACGAAGCTCGTAGGTAATTGCTGGAAAACATCACCTCAAGTGATTGAGGGTGACAAAGCAGATAAGTACAAGAAAGAAACCACTTGGGAAGCTTCATTTAAAAAGTACGTGAACAAGCGTATCTGGAAAGCGTTCAAAGAAGCAGATCAGAAGCGTCTTGTTGGTCGCTATGCAGGCTTAATTCTTCATATCAATGATAGTGGGAAGTGGCATGAGCCTGTCACGAAATCAAAGTTACTTAAGAAAGCCACGCCAGCGTGGGCGAATGCAATTAAGCCGACTGACTGGGTGACGGATATTAACTCTCCTAATTACGGTCAACCTAGCATGTGGAAGTACACGGAGACGCTACCGAATGGCGGAACAAGAAATATCAATATTCATCCAGACAGGATTTTCATTTTAGGTGACTATTCAGTTGACGCTATCGGCTTTCTTGAACCTGCCTATAACGCATTTGTAAGTCTTGAAAAAGTTGAGGGTGGCTCTGGTGAATCATTCCTTAAAAACGCAGCAAGACAGCTAAATATCAACTACGAAAAGGAAGCCAGCCTTGATGAAATGGCAAGAATGTATGGCGTTGACATTGATGGGTTGCAGGAAATTTATAATGAAGTAGCAAGAGAGATAAATGCAGGTAATGATTCAGTTCTTGTTACGAAGGGCGCAAATGTTAGTCCTATGGTTGCAGCTGTATCTGATCCGACACCAACTTATAACGTCAATCTTCAAACCGCATCAGCCGCAATGGATATTCCATCCAAAATATTGGTTGGTATGCAGACTGGCGAAAGAGCCAGCACTGAAGATCAGAAGTATTTCAATGCACGATGTCAATCACGCAGAGAAAGCGAACTCTCATTTGAGATAGAGGATTTCATCGACCACCTAATTAACATCAAGGTACTAGAGCCTATCGGTGAGAAAACGGTTATTTGGGATGATTTAAACGAGCAATCATCTACTGAAAAACTAGATAGCGCTGAGAAGATGAGTCGAATTAATCAAACCGCTCTCGCTACTAGTGAGCCGGTGTTTAGTGTCGAAGAAATTAGGGAAGCGGCTGGCTATGAAAATGACAGCGAAGAGCCATTAGGTGAAACCGATGAAGATACAGAAGATAAGGACGGCGATAAGACCAGGAACGAAAGCTGACCCAACATCAGTCGATAAACTAGAACGTGGCGCAATGAGAGAGTTTGCGAAACGCATTCGGAGAATATCAAAAGGCTATATTCAACTTCTTAATAGGATCCCCTCTGAGCCAGTCGTCAATAGAAAATACCAATTCGATTTAGACCCTAACTATCTATCAATACTGTTGAGAGATGGCGAGCTAATGGTTGATGAGGTGCTTTTGAATGGTGGTGAGTTCGGTAACTTTCTTTTTCTCGAATACGTCAGCACAGCATACGAAAGAGGAACAGTGCAGCAGTACGCAAACCTAGCGCAACAATCAACTGCCTACGCAGCAACTCAACAAAGTGTTGCAACGATACTGATGAGTGATCCATATCAACTAAGAATGACCCTAGTTCGCGCTCGAGTGTTTGAGGAGATGAAAGGGCTATCTGGTCAGGTTAAAGCTGACATGGCTCGCATTCTTACGGATGGTATCGCGAGAGGGTTAAATCCTCGTGAAGTAGCGAGAAATCTAACCAATCAAACAGGCATTGAAACTCGCCGAGCTAATCGGATAGCAAGAACAGAGATAACAAGCGCATTGCGTAGGGCTCGTTTAGATGAAGCTGACGAAGCCAAGGAAATGCTTAACCTTGATACTTGTGAAATTCATATCTCCGCACTAAGCCCAACGACAAGAGCTAATCATGCAGCTAGACACGGGAAGATGTTTACGTCTGATGAGCAACGTGATTGGTGGGCTCGTGATGCTAATTCAATTAACTGCAAGTGCTCAACTGTAACCGTTCTTGTTGATAAAGACGGCAAGCCTTACAACAAGACTCTCATCAATAAACTGCTAGAGGAAAAAGAAGCCATGAAAGAACGTGGTTATCAATGGGTGGAGGAATAACTGATGCCAATTCAAGTAAATGTCACGACTAAGGTTAATAGCGCCTCTATTCGGCGTGAAACATACAACGGTCGTGATCACATTATTATCCCAAGTTACACGCTCCCAGCAAACGTCATTATGAATGGCGGCTTATATCCAGCCAGTGAGATTGACGCACATTATCGAGAATTGGAAGGCACTCCTGCTCCATTAGGCCACCCTACGCTTGACGGTCAGTTTGTATCAGCGCTTTCTTTCGAGGGGCTTAATGTTGGATATATCGGTGCGGCAAACAGAAATGTTTCCAAGGTCGGTAATCGCATCTATTTAGAAAAGTGGATAGATGTAGATAAGGCTAAAGAGTCAGAAGGCGGTAAAGAAGTTCTTCAGCGCGTCGAAGCGATTGAAAGTGGTGAAAGTTCAGAGCCAATTCACACGAGCGTTGCTGTCTTTCTTGAGCAGATTGAAGCAAACGAAGAACAGAAAGCACAGGGTTATAACTGGATTGCAAAGATACACAGCATGGATCATGACGCAATTCTGCTTTATGAGTCAGGCGCAGCAACGCCAACTCAAGGTGTTGGCATGATGGTTAATGCCGACCAAGCCACAGAGGTTAAAACTAACAGCGGCGCTCTGGTTGGTGAAACTTATCGTGAAAAATCTCATCGACTTGAAATGGCCGCCAAGAAGCAGTTCGTTGCTGGTGATGGTTATGTGTGGGTATCGGACTTCACAGACACTCATGCAGTAATCGTTATCGATGGGGGTAATGCAAAACTACATTCCTACACAAATGAAAATGGCAGCATCACCTTTGATACGCAAGGCGAAGAAGTTGAGCGTCAAGAGTCATGGGTGAAGGTTGTAACAAATAAACTTAAATCAGCTTTCAGTAAACCGCAGGCAAGCCCTGCAATAAATAACAGCACGGAGGGCGACATGCCTTTAACTCAAGAAGAAAAGAAAGAACTCGTAGGTGATATTACTCAGGCATTGGCTGCAAACTTCGCTGAGCAACTAAAGCCAATTAACGAAAAGGTTGATGCATTACAGGTTAACCATAAGAAGCTGGAAGAATCATTAACCGCAAACCAACGCGCAGAAGAAACCGAAATGCGTAAAGTAGTTGCCGAAAAATACGGTGAAGTAGTTGCAAACTCATTGCAAGGTCAGGCGCTGATCGACATGCATAAACAAATTGGTGACGCAGCAAGTTTGGCTGGCAATTCAGGTGCTCAACAAGAGCAAACTGGCGCACCAGATCCAGCAGCATACTTTGGAGGTGCTAAATAATGGCTACTAGTCGCTATCGCCGTGTAAACCTTGACGGTAAATCAATCACAGAAACTCGTGCAGCAAAAGCGGTTACGTTGCCTGGCACTTTTGTTGTTATTAACGCAGACAATGAGTTTGCTCAAGCTACTGCATTATCAGGGCGCATTTATGTAGCTAATCCAGCATATCACCAAGGACTATCTATTCGTGATGGCATTCCTGCTGGTGATTCTCTGGTTGGCGAGCATGTAGAAGAAGGTCGAGAACTGGCTGTATTAGTTCCTGCTGGCACTTACAAAAAAGACTCTCCGATCAAGCTTGGTGCAAGCGGTAAAGGCGCTCTTGCATCCGCTGATACAGAATCAGTAATTGGCTACTCTCAGGATGAAGTGACGCTAAAAGCTGATGATTTCATTCGTGTTCGCTTTCGTGTTGGCACTGTGGCTGCTGCGTAATTAAAAGGAAAAAACTATGTTTTATACTGCTGAAACTTTAGCAACAAATAGCCGACTGCAACGCCAGTGGGATAGCCTATGGGCTACACGTAATATTTATAACACGCAACATAACCTGATGATTAACCAATATCAAAGCGTTATGGATGGTGAGACTTTAGCTGCAAACAAGTCAGGCGGTTTCTCTAAGGACTTTTGGAAAGAAGTTGATAACAACATTATTCAGTTGCGCGACCAAGAAACAGGCATGGAAATCGTCAATGATTTAATGGGCCTGCAAACAGTGTTGCCAATTGGCAAAACAGCGAAACTGTATAACGTGGTTGGCGACATTGCTGATGACGTATCAATCAGCATTGATGGTCAAGCGCCATACTCTCATGATCACACCGATTATGGTTCTGACGGCGACCCAATTCCAGTATTTACCGCTGGCTTTGGTGTTAACTGGCGTCATGCGGCGGGGTTAAGCACAGTTGGCATTGACCTTGTTCTTGACTCTCAAACTGCAAAAATGCGTCAATTTAATAAGAAAGTAGTTAACTACTTCTTAAATGGTGATGCATCAATTAGCGTGGAAGGTTATAAAGGCCAAGGCCTGAAAAATCACCGCAACACAGCGAAAATCGACTTAGGTGCTTCTGGTGCTAATATCGATTTAACTACTGCTGATTTACCTGCATTGTTAGCGTTCTTTGGTTTTGGTGGTGCGTTCGGTCAGACTGCATTCAACAACAAAGTGGACGCTTACGATGTTATGTGGGTGAGTTACGAAGCATGGGGTAACTTAATCAAGCCTGTGGTTGTTTCTGTTGGTGCTGGCGCAGGTAATAGCGTGGTAAATGGTCGCATTATCGATACATTACTACCGTATGCTGGAGTGAAAGAAATTCGCCCTACTTATGCGCTTAAAGGCTCTGAGTTTATCGCTTATCAACGCCGTAAAGATGTAGTGACTCCGTTAGTTGGTATGGCAACAGGTGTTGTTCCTAAGCCTCGCTTTATGCCACAGGAAAACTACAACTTCCAAATCATGAGCGCGGCAGGTCTGCAAATTACTCGTGACGGTGACGGTAAGTCTGGCGTGGTTTACGGTGCTAAACTGAGTTAAGGATCTGCAATGGCAAAGTACGAGGTTATTATCCCTTGGCATGGTGTCGAAAAAGGTCAGGTGGTTGAGTTAGAAAATCTTCATCCAGCCTTTAAGGCTAATGTTAGAGCATTATCTAATGATGCTGCTGAATTGGTTCCAGCCACACCAAAAGCCAAGTCTAAAAAAGACAAAGACGAATAGCCGCGAAAGCGGTTTTTTTATGCCCTCGAAAGGGGGCTTTGCTTTGTGAGGTAATCATGATCACAAAAGAGCAAGCCAAAGAGTACCTGACAGGTCAGGGAATAGAATTGCCTGATTTTATTCTCGACGCACTTATTGAGCAGGTAGGCAGTATTCAAGAGTGTCTTGATAAACACTATCCATCAGCAACCGCACTATTAATCCAGATGTATCTGCTTTCACTTATGGCACTTGGTCAAGGCGATAAGTATATCAACTCACAAACAGCACCTAACGGCGCATCACGCTCATTTCGATATCAATCGTTTGGTGATAGATGGAAAGCGGCTGCGTCACTACTGCGTGGTTTGGATAAGCACGGCTGTGCAAATGATTTAATACCAACCGATCCAACTCAAACTGCTCATGCTGGTTTGTGGATAGCGAAAGGTGGCTGTATGTGTAGGGTGGCGTAATGAGTTCAGTTGCAAATTGGGCTTACACCTCATGGGCTACTTTATGGCGACCAAACGGAAAAGATAAATACGGCAAAGTTACTTTCTCTGAGCCAGTTCATTTTCTTTGTGGTTATGGTAGCGAGCTTAAATCTGGAAAGTTGGATATTGGTTCTGAAATCACCATCAAGTTAGTTTTCTGGACTGAGTATGCCGATGCAAAGAAAGGTGACTTTATCACTATCGGCAAGCACTCAGGTGATCCGTTATCTGTCGGCGCTGATGAAATCAAATTCATCAAACGTGATGAGGATTTATTCGAGCATATCGCGGATGACTACACTCTGATAACGGCGGTGTGATATGGGAGTAAAAGTAAGGGGTATTTCTCAGGCTAACGCAAACCTTAGAGCACTTGTTGGTGATATACAAGGTAAGAAAGTGATGAGAGCTATTCAGTCTGCTTTGTTGATTGGTAGTGCTCAGGCGGCTATATACACACCTATTGATACATCAACACTTATCAACTCCCAATTCAGGGAAGTCACTGTTAATGGCACTCGCGTTACTGGTCGTGTCGGATATACAGCAAACTACGCGGTTTATGTTCATGACCCTACAATCAAGCAAAACTTTAGGCGCTCAAGTGCTCGTAAAGAGTTTTTATCTCGTGGTTTTGAAGATGAACGCAAGGCTATTGATGACGCAGTGAGACGGGAGCTTCAAATATGATACATGAGAAGTTTGAGCGCTACTTAAACAGAGGTAATTTACTCGATGGTTTCATCGTTCAATATCTAACGTGGAATGAGCAACAAGACGAAAAGACTCAGCAATATGCTGTTATTCAGCCTGATGATGGTAGCGGTCGATTTGCTGATTTGGGTGCTGATGATTTCGTGACGCTTGTTTTGGTATCAGCACAGTATGATCCTGAACCAACATTGATAAGAGCTAATGAAATTATAAACTTTGTCGCTGAATTCGCCGATGACTGCGAACTCAATTCAATCTACAACTTAGGCGGTCTACCAAGACCCATACCGACAGAAGAAGGACGGTTTATCCTTAAGCTTTCTTTCCGCTGTACATCTTAAATTAAACACATCTCAATAGGTCGCATAAGCGGCCTTTTTTATTTGCAAATAAAGAGGTTATAACATGGCACAATGCCCTGATGATAAAGGCCTAGTGATGGGTAACGCAGGTATTCTGCGCATTGCAAAAGGCTGTCCTGACCAAGTACCAGCACAAGATCAATTCTTGCGTTTAGGCGCGCTAACAAGCAAGTCATTCGATTTCGGCATGGAGACGGTGACATCTAACGCTGATGATACTAAAGGTTTAACTGAATCAATTGTTACTGGCGCTGACTTTACCATTAGTTTTGATGGTGAATTAAAGAAAGCTGGTGTAACCGGTTCTACTTCTGCTTTTGATATCGCTAAAGAAATCCTTGGTGAAATCAAAGCAAGTCGCCAACCAACATATTGGGTTCAACTCGATATGAAAGGAGATGGCTCTGATGTTGTTCAGGGTTATATGGCTTTCACATCTTGGTCAATGGAATTTCCAACAAAAGAAATTTCCACTTACTCAGGTGAATTGAAGGTCTATGACTCAGACACCGTTGAGTGGTTGCAAGAAGAAGTTGTTGTTTAAAGTGTCGCAGTAGAGCCAGCAACTCTGTCTGTAAAAGTGGGTGAAACTAAGACATTTACTGTCAAGTTCACGCCAACCGATGCGACGAACAAAAACTACACTGCTGTAAGCGATAAGACAAACTTTGCAACGGTTACTCAGCTTGTGAATGTGGTTACTGTGCGTGGTGTAGCGGAAGGCACTGCAAACGTTACTGTCACATCCGAAGATGGTAGCAAAACAGCAAAATGCGTGGTCACCGTTACCACTGCTTAATATTACAAAGGGTGCTTTCGAGTGCCCTTGATAATATTCAGGAGGGATTATGACGCCTATTTTAGAGATCGGTGAGATGGTTATCTCTACTGATAAAAAGGATTACTTATTTAGACCATCGTTCATCAATATGACAAGAATTGGTGAGCCTAAACAGATTGTGAGTGCGTACGGTCAGCTAAATGGCACAGAGGCACAAGAGTTAATTACACGCGCCTTAATGAATTACAGGGTTATTCCTGAGTGGTTAATAAAAGCCATTAGCAAGCCGACATACGGGCGTAATATCCTACAAACTGCAATGATAGTGATGCAGGCATGTTGTGATGATGATTGCTCTGAAATTATTGGTGAATGGAAATCAGGTAAACGAGGCATTATCTATAAAAACGGCAAGATGCCAATCGCTGACATTATCGTCGTTGCCAGAGAATTATTTACTCACGGCATTATCGGTAAAGCGAAGATCCGCAAACTTCAACGCAATGAGGGTAAAAACGAATTCTCAGATGAGTTCATGGCAATTGACTACATTAGTTCTGCTCGTGCTCACTTTGGTATGAACCGTGATGAAGCCGAGCAGTTAACCATGACTGAGTTTCAGATGATGCTCAAAGCTAAATATCCTGATGAGAAAGGCTTCACAAAAGAAGAATATGACAACATCATGAAGCAGGATGATAAACGCAATGATGAGCTGATCAGTGGCAAGCGTCGA